CTATTGGCTTATCATTAATCCACAATTCATGCTTACCACTGATCCACTGATTGCCGTCTAATGTTTGACTAGCGACTGCTACAAAGCGGCTTTGCTTTTCATCCCAAGCACCAATGACCGTACCTGTATTATTCAATACATATTTAATATGCGGTTTTTCTGCTTAAGCTATTGCTAATAATTCTAAACCTGTCATTATCTTGTCCCCCTTTAATAAAGTTTCCATGTAATGTCACCTAGCAATAACGGATAAGTGCATTTAAAGGTATTATTTTCATTCATAATCTTTAGTTCACAATTACAATTGCCATTTAAGATAAGCATGGCTAATAACTGATTATCACCAATACATTGTAGTCCATACGTTCTATTAGAATTTTCCCATGCTACCCGCCACATACCATGACCAGCAATATCAATCAGCGCTAGTTCCTTATAGGCATTTTCTAATTGTTCAAGCTTTATATGCAATCTATCTGCATTTTGCAATGTGGCATCTATAAGGTTGTAAGTATGCCAATAGTAACGGTCATGATTAATATCCATAAATCCCCCTAATATAAATTGCTAGTAACAGTATGATATTGTTCAATATTGCTAGACTCCCAATAAGCGAATAATCTATGTTTAATTTTATACATTATTCTCTTGGCCTTCAATTCTTGCATAGGTGAATAATCAAATATTCTTTGCCGTAACCTTCTTAATAATTTTTCTAGTTGATAATTACGTGTTTCCATTATTCCCCCAGAAGCATATGCGCATGTTTATCAGCATCAGCACATTTGCCTATACCAATACCTGCTAGACTGCTTAATTGTGCTAATACTAATCGCATTACTACATGTTCTGATAATTGTTGACTATCAAAATAGTCTTTGTGAATGTCTACGAAACGATGTAGAAAATTTACTAATGCTATCGGATTGCAAGCGCCCCCTTCGTAAATTCCTAATGCTTCTTTGATATATTTTTGTTCTGTTAGTACGTCAAACATAGTTTGATTGTCGCTATTCTTTAACATAATTCCCCCTATCTACTTGGCCTCCAAGTCACTGTACATACACCATGTTTACACTTTGCTTTACTGTGCAGTAACGATAGCAATTCTACTAAAGTATTTAATTTGATTGACATAATTACCTACTTTATCTGATTTGATAAAAATCCCCTTTTGATAATTGTAATTCCGTCCACAGCCTATTGAATAAATAGCATGTTGCTAATATTATTGATATCTTACTTTTCATTAGTTCACCTTATTTTATTCATAAAGGAAAGAATTGGAATAATCAATAAATTCTTTCATAGTCCAGTAAGCTTGCAAAGAAATTAATATTTTTACATTATATAAGTGTCTTAACATAAATCCCCCTTTATATTCAGCGCCTATTCGTTTAATGTCTAGGCTTATCTACTCTTGCCTGAATTGCGATCCCCTATGTACTTATAATAACCCAAGCGGTAAGATATGTCAATGGCTATAACTATTCTTTTCCAAAAATTCTATATATTGTTTTTCAAATATGGTACCCATAGAATACCATCCCATAGCGACAGTCCAGGCAGAATGATAATTGCACATAGGCATCATATTCACCGGAATACCAGATTGATATGTAGTCATAAAATAATTAGCTCTTTTGTCGCATTTATTACATAGGACAGTGATGTCATTTACTTTCATATTGCACCTGATTAGGATAACTTCTATATCCACATGTTACAAAGTGGTTAGTCAATTCCAGCGATGAAGCATATGATGTTAATAGATGACTACATTCTTTCCATTTACTGACATTCATACCATTGGCATTTATTAGAATGTCCCTATGCCAGGCAGTTATATTACATACGCTTATTTCATGTATTCGGCATAATTCTGCATTTTGAAAGCTTGTCACTAATCGGAATAATTCACTTGCATTATTCATAAAATTTACTCCTGATATTAAGCGTATTGTAAATGCGCTATAGGTACCCACCTGCTAACCGGAAAATTAATAGGTCTATATACAATACCTATTGGGAATGGATAACTAACTAAAGCCTCATGTTTATTGATATTGATATCAATAACCAATAGCTTAGCTTTAAAACCTTCAACTACTACAAAATCTCCCACTGCTAAATTATTCATATGTCACTTTGCTCCTTTTCTTCTGATTTAAATAAATTGGATATATTCTTGGTTCTGTATCGTTAGTAGATTTAATCACTACAAATAATGTATTTTGACTAATTTGCCTTACTGTTATTTGCTCAACAATTGTCGTCATTTTTAGGTCTAATAAATCTATCATTTTATGTTTATCCTTGCATATGCTTTGATATTGTTTTCCAGAGCTACTTTATAATCTATCTGCCATTGTAAATATGCCGGATCGGTACGTTTATTTAATTCCTTAATATCAGATGACATTCTCATATACGCCTGATAATCTTTATCTGATAGATTATCTTCGTCAATTATTTCACCGTCACTATTCCAGATATGTTCACAATATTTATTAAACCTAAACCAGCATTCATAGCAATCACCATATGTATTAGGTTTTAATGTTTCGTATAATTCTGGCATGTTTCTAACCCCCTGTTTATGTATTAGGTTTTAATGTTTCGTATAATTCTGGCATGTTTCTAACCCCCTGTTATAGCTTGTTGCCAGTCTATTTTGGTTACATGCCAGCCCGCCCGGTCCCTTTCATTTTTGTAATTAGGTACCGTTCGGCTCCAAACTAAACCTGTCGGTTCTTCAACTGTCATACTGACAATATCGCCATAAGGCAATCTTTCATAAGCTATTTTTGATGCCGTATCCAAAGCGTCTTTTAATGTCATTCGATCGCCATGACTAATTAATTGATCATTGTAAGTAATAGAATATTTATACATAAAACCCCCTAATTACCACAGCCACTACTGCCACTACTACTACCACTACTACTACCGCCACCTGATGTACCCCCGCCACTAGTACCGCTGGTACTAATTGCAGATGCTATTGGCCAACTAGCGCTAGATGATAAATTAACATACATAATATGTATTAAGGGCACTTCAAATGGTAATTGACATACCGCTGTAGTTGATAGTAATACTTGTGTCACCGTACTATTAGGTATAGCAGCGCCATAAACAAAGCTTGTCATCTGCACATTTTCCAATAATGGTGTTACTGGCGTATTACTAATAATACTTTGTGCCGTTGTTTGCGCCTGGCTTGCTGGACTAGTACCAGTATTAGGTATTTGTGCTGCTGCTACGGCCGCATGTTGACATAACATATGGTTAGTATCAGCGACAAATACTAATGCTCCAACGTCAACTAAAAATAAGCCTATGAATACCAATAGCATTGTGCCTGCTACATATTCAATGATTGATCCTTTATTATTACGTTTCATTATTGTTATCCCCCTATTTTTTCTAACTGAAAAGCGCTTTCCAAATGTCCTGCATACTTTTCACCAATTAATACAGCAGTATCCGTTTCACTATTCCAAAAATAGGCATTAGCCGGTGCTTTCGCTTCGTCAAACAAAGCTTTTGCATATAAAAGCGCTTTACTACGGTCTACAGTTGGCGCTTGAACAGGATTGCTTCCTACTAAGACGTTATATTTTCCTTCGGTATAACTAATTGTTATATTCCTACCCGTAAATGGTTCCATGTTCTTAACCCCCAAAATAATCCGTTAGATCTACCAATTGTTTAATTAGCCACTTTCCTACCCGTACATGTTTCATAGTATAAACATTGATAAGTACATCTTTAATGCCTTGACATGTTTCGGCTTTTATCCTATTTGACATATCATAATTTAAGACTTCTTGTAAATCAAATGCCAAGGCATCGTCAACCATATGCAAGACTCTTGCGGTACGAAGAACATCTTTAATCATGTCGTATTCTGTATATGTTCTGGGTAATGACCAGCTCATAAGATCTTCTTTTGGAATTTTCATGCTGTATATCTCCAATACAATCCAGTAAGTCTATTGTGTCCAGTATTTATTAACTTATCATTGCCGTATAATTCAACATAAGTACCGCCTTTGTCCCATAAAGTTTTTTCAATCCATTGTATTAAACGGGCATAACTTTTATAAGCCTTTTGGCATTGTTTAATATTATCTTTGAAAATAATTGCTTTAAACATAAATCCCCCTTACTTCTTATATTGTTAGCCAGGTCAGGTAATGCTCCTGATGTCTTTCATCACTGAAAGCTTGACTTCTTAGTCACCGGCTTCATGTACCTATACTATCAAGCGCTTGGGTTTATGTCAATAGGGTCTATCGCCTGATGAGCCATTGACATTCAAATTTAATCATATATACTGAACCCACTTAAACGGGGGATTGTATGCAACAAAAGCAAGAGCCTATACATACAAATGTAATAGATGTATTCACTATTGGAGCGGTAATGTTTGCCACATTAGTGACTGTCATTGCATTGGCACATTTAATTATGCGTTAATTCGTATGTTCGACAATACGTATATTCGTATTATCGTTACACACTGTAACATATACGTTTTGGAGATTAAAAGACACCCGCTTTTTTAAATCCCACACTATTTGTTTTGCGGTAAAAATAAAAATTTTTAGGGATGGTCTAGTAGATGCTAAGTGATGGAGAATTAAGAGTTATCAAAGCCCGTTGTGAACATACAACGCCAGGACCATGGTTTCATAGTCCCAACTACTTAATTGGTGGCTACTGGGTTCAGAATGAAGAATTAAGAGCAAAAGAACAATCTTTAATTGATTTATTCATTAGCGAACGGGACGCAGAATTTGTTGCTACTGCTAAGACGGACATTCCTAAACTATTACAAATGATAGAAGAATTAAAGCAACAATTAGGAGTGAATTTGTGATAACCCGTAACGCTATTCAATGCAAAAGATGCAAACAAATAATTGAATCAAAATCAGTGCATGATTTCAGGTGGTGCAAATGTGGCGCTGTAGCAGTTGATGGTGGGCATGATTATTTACGTAGGTTATATGATGATATAACTTCTGTAATTGAATTATCAGAAGATGATGTAATGGGAAGTATTATAGATAATACTGATAACGCTGTTATACAGGGTAAAGATAATTCACAGCCTTATTTGACAGGCTGTACAGTATATGCCAGTCGTAATACTTTACCGCCACCACCGCAGCGGGCAGGTGTTCCTGATGTCTAATTTCGAAACTATTCCAGGCGTTTACATTATGCATTTAAAAATTAAAGATACTATAGTTCCTATCAATCTATTATGCCGTAGGCGATGCCCACATGCCCATATTGAAACACCAGACGAACAAATAATGAAGATATACATGGCTAATGCGGAAATTATTTATTATTTCGCTTGTGGTAATTGTCGCAAGAAATTAGAAAGATTACCAAAGAACTAAATGAAGTGAGTTTATGGCTAACCAGCGAATGTATATTAAATGTACAAAATGCGACAGGGACGATCTTCTTCCTATAGCTAAGCGCTTTGGTGATGAGTGGTATATAAACGGGACAACCCCAATGGGCTGTGTGAATGACTTTTTTATGGCTCATTGGAATTGCTTATCTAAAGATGATTTTGATGACAGTGACCCAGAAACATCTTTATGGACACATTTCAAAATTCACTATGAATATTAGCCCCAGTCATACGCATAAACCATCACAAAATGACAACTTTCGCATACGCCTGGGGATATAATTGACATGGATAATGATTTTACTTGGCCGGCATTTCCTGATAATTATCCCTGGATTGACCCTGTGGACCGTAATCGCTGCCCTAATTGCTACCAAAGACTGAACGCCTATAGTAATGGATGCGATCGTTGTGGATTAGGACAAGGCTGGGCACAAGACGATGGCCCGTTTTCATTTTCATTTATGCGCTGTATTGATAATATGTGCAAAGATGGTACGGCTAAGACATTCCTGGAGGCCAGTTATAAGCTAATAGCTATAGATGTGCCCCCTGCCGAAATTTAATTTTCAACTTACATCTTTCTAGCATTCTAAGTAAATGTCTTAATTGGATATAGGTTAACAGGGCCGCTTGTGTTCTATTCACATTGATCTACAATACAATCTGCATTATCGGTTATGGTAACTTTGATTTCTGGTATTACAGATTCTTCTTCACAAGAGAAACCAGATATCAATTGTTTATGTGCTTTCATCCAATATAATTGTCTATATAGCTTCAGTAACTGTTGATAATTATTTTCATTCATATTTATCATGCCAATCTTCTACCGGCGATAATCCACCATCTGGCGGGTGATAATCCACCACTGAACTTTCTTTCCATTCTATATTCTGTATAAAACATTTCTGACTTGTGCGTCCACGTTTATAGCCCATATTTTCCAATAGCTGACTGATTTTCTTTTTGGATGGAATTTCAAAGCCTGCTGAATTACCCCAGGTTATTAACTTATCATAGAATGTGCCGAAAATAATAGTGTGGTCTTTTAGCGGCTGACATTTTTCACCAATAAACAAACCAATAATATTTTCTTCATTGAAATAGTCTTTAGAAATGTCCGCCACCACTGTTGGTGTTTCTATTTTTCCATTAACAAAGAACTTCTGCGCAGCCTTCGTCATACGATTCAATATAAACGCAGCTTCTGGTTTTAATTTTTGTTCCAAGAAGAAGAAGTCCCGTTGTTCATCAGCAATACGTTGGTCAAACGGTATTAGACGCAACCTGCGTTCTAGCCCGTAATCATTGCTGGTTAATGCTGGCTTTACATTGCTGATAAATAGCAATTTACATTGCGGTTTAAAACCTACAGATTCACCATGCATTTTGCGGGCTACCACATCCCCGCCATCAGTCCATTGCTTTAGTTTAGCTATATCCCAGCTGCTCACTTCTTCGCTGATGACCAGGCGCTTACCTAATAGACGCATATCGGCTTCTTTATGCTGTTGTCGGCCATCATAGCCGAATTGTCCAGGGACAGACATACAGGCATAGTCGCCCATGCAATACATCCAGATCTGGGTTAGCACTGATTTGCCATTACTGCCATGACCATAGAAAGAATAAAATTCTTGCATTGATAATATGCCGGACAAGAAATAACCAGATAGCATTTCTAAATATTCTATTAGCGATTCATCGTTGCCTGTTACCAGTTTTAAATGCGCTATATAGTTAGGACAATTCTTACCATCATCATCGTCCCATGGTGAAACTTTCGTTATTTGTGTCATTAACAAATCAGGATTATGTGATGCTGTTGAATTGTCTTTTAGATTAACGATGTAATCAGGTGTATTCAATAAATCTCCGAACTGGTCTAACTGATCAGGCGCTATCTGAAGTTCTGGTACAGCTTCCAGTTTTGTTTTAAGACTCCCGCTGAAATTACTGACGAATGCTTTATCTGTTTGCTTACATATCGGCCCGATATTAGCCCTGATTTGTAAAGTTAAATAACTAATATGACTAAGGACAGAATGATTGACCACCCAGCGTTGTCCATCAAATTTATACCACTGCTTGCTGTACGGTTCAAAGCGATATTCAGGGCGCAATAAATGCTTTAAAAATGCTGTCATCAAGTCGGCGGACATCATAAGTTCACCTTCCTGATTTTTATAGCTATTAAAATCAACAGGAATATTAGCTAATGATATGGTCTGGATTTCTTGCATTCGTCTGCCTATGTGTTAAAATAAAATCCACTATCCTTCAAATAGGGTAGTTGTGTTGCCCCTGTAGTTACCTCCTTCTACGGGGGCAACGTCTTTGTATCTATCATAGTTTGTAACAGCACTAAAATCACCTACAACCATGCACTATGAGAGATGATTTATACTGGATAAATCATCTAATGCCATTTGCGCATCTTCGCTAATAACCGCAAAACCACCTTTGCGATTGACCAAATCAAACCAATTTTGCTGGGCTTCGGATATCTTTCCGCCTTCCGCTTTCGCTTCCAAGCTAATAAATTGGGCTATCTCCTTACCTACCATATTTTCAGTAATAGTAATAGTGCGCCAGCCTATAAAGTCAGCAGAAGCTAAGTCCTTTGAACCAGGCGCTAATCCGTAGGATACAAAACGATTACCCGCTTTCATAGTGCCACGTGGATTGCTAAACAATCTTAGGGCTGGATACTTTTTTAGCTCCAGCTTTATTGCTTCTTTTACTTTGTTTTCCGGCGTATCTTTAGGCATTTCATTCTTCTACCTTTGGCATATAGAATGCATTGCCAAATGCTGCATTAGTTTGTTCTGATGGCGTATCTTGTTGATCTTTCGAAGCTTCTTCGGTATTCAATGATTGAATCCGCATAGGAGACAAGAAATCCCTGGCAATATAAGCTGCAATATCTGCACTAACATTAAGGCTGCGTAAATGTTTTATCCAGGTTTCAACATTATCTAATAAGCGATTGGATTCTTTATTACTAGGAGTATATATACTTATCATTTTCTAAGCGCCTTGACTAATAGGTCTTCTATACGATCGGCATTATTATTCAATGTAGCTATCAATCCGTCTAACTTATCATTCATGATGATCAATTGTGCCGTAGGATTCATTTGTGCTTGCCGTAATTTGTGCATAGCCTGATTGCTTTTATCCGCTTCTGCTTGTCTAATCTTTTGGGCCTTTAAAATAGCCCGGTTCCACTGCCAATTGAGAAAGCGTTTGTAAATGGCAGAATGAATGATAGCTTTATGGATATCTTTGCCTATACCTTCTGTCCAATGGAATGTTAACTGTTGCCAGAAGCGCATTAGATTATCTATTCTGCGTAATTTTTTCCATTCAGATTCAAAGGCTTTATTGAATTCTTTATATGGTAATTTATTTGCATCTTTCATAATTTATTTTGTACCATTATCTAGTTCCCTCCAAAAGCAAATGTTGCGTTCTTTGCATATCACCAATTGTTATTTCTAAATCAGCTATAGTATTGCTATTTGTATGAATTTGTATGGCACAGACAGCTATAGCTATCACCAGGAATAGTATTGATATTGAATTAGCTATTGTTTTATCCATAATTTACTTCCAGCTGGAGCACGTAGAAGTCCCCCAAAGTGGGCATATCCTGTTATTACATCCTTCACTGCGGGGATTGGTCCGTATATGCTTCAGGTTATTAGTTTCCTGAAATTTGCGAAAATCGCTAATTAAGTGAACTAACGTATTTCTAACTATTTCCAAGCAAGCGTCCTTATCATACACAATAGGCGTATGAATGACAAGCCCTGAATTAGTGCGCTTATCTTCTCTTAACATATAGTCAAGCACCACACCTTTAGGTTGATAGCCTTGTTGCATTAATAGCAGCAGGTAGAAGCCCATCTGATTTTTAGCGGGTGTTATTTTGGCACCAGATTTTAAATCGCCAAGGATATTATCTTCAGTATAGTAATCTAAGGTCGTTTCGTAACAAATGTCCGTTGTCCAGCAGCCTTCAAACTTATGTTCAATCAATTTAGCTTTACGTAATGGCAGCACTTGTTCAGCGTACGCTTTAACGTACTCATCAATGTGCACATTAATTGTAGGTACATCAGGAAAATTCTTTGTATATACTAAATTGGGTATAACTTTGATTATTTCAGTTAAAGTTTTCTTTGCTACATCCTGGGCAACATCTACGGCTTTAGTTTCATGTAAAATTGCAACACCGGCATGAATGGCACTTCCTACATTAGGTGTCACATAAGTAGGCACTTCATTGAATTGATAGCCAAGCGCTATTAGTTCAGGCTTCATTAGCGTAGCGAATGCCCTTAGGTTGCAATCTGCGAAGTCGTCTAAACGGCTACCATGAATAATCAATTTATACGTCATTGATAAATTAAAGCCATATATTCTTTAGGTAAATACATTGGAGTTTGTGCTTTTGCTATTACATCTAAAATTTGCTTTTTCAATCGTTTATTTTTAGGCGTTTTCTTTAATTCTGGCAATAGCTTATTAAGTTGATCAACTACAGTTGGGTCATTGAACATTTTTTAAAACTCCTAAGATTTGCTTCAATTGCGCTAACTTTAGCCTATCTTTAGCATTCTGACGCATTAAATCTAAATGATTAGTGTCAATTAATATTGTTTTAGCCGCTTTAATTACGCTTAAAACGTAACGCTCCAAAAGTAATTGCATATCTTGGCAATAGTACCAGGCTAGTCCCCGCTGGTGCTGATGCTGCCAGGCAGATTCAAAGCCTATGGCTTCTGGCGCTTGGAATATTAGCTCCCAGTTGCGCACCAATACATCAGGGTCGTATAAGGCTATAGCCTGCTGTGTTATTAGTTTATCCTGTTGTGTGGTATTTAGTTTATTCTGTTGTGTGGTATTTAGTTTATTCTGTAGTTTATAAACGACACCCGCTAAGGGTTCTGATGACAGAAGTTTAATCACTTCCTTTATATATTGCAGATTAACTCCAGTTGCAAATGGCGCACCAGGCAGTATAGTATCTGAATCTACTATTGAAGGAATTTGCAATTGGATACTATACAACTTAGGAATTATCAAAGCGACTTGCTGTCTGAAATCATTCGTAATTTCCGAATCGGAAATGACCGGGTATTGGTCCAAAGCCCGACTGGCAGCGGCAAAACAGAACTGGCCGTCAAATTGGCACAAAGCGTAATCAGCGATAACGGTATCGTCTTTTTCGTAGTCCATCGTCGGGAGTTGCTCCACCAAGTCAGTAATGTTTTGACTACTCATGAAATACCCCATAGCTTTATTGCTGCTGGATTGGAATATAATCCAAAAGCTAATTTCTTTGTATGCAGCATACAGACTTTAGTTAAGAAAATCAATAGTAAATCTGTAGAACCACCAGATTTAGTTATTATTGATGAAGCTCATCATTGCGTCAGTACAAGTTATCAATCATTATTTGATTATTTACAAGATATCTGGAGATTATTAGGATATAGCAATGCTGTCGGTACTAGAATATTAGGACTTACTGCTACTCCGAAGCGATTAGACAAACGTCCGCTCAAGCCTTTCTTTGATGTCCTGCTTCAAGGACCATCTGTTCGGGCATTAATAGACAGTGGCTGGTTGTGTGCACCAGAAGTGTACGTTCCGCCCAAGAGCGTTGCAGCTATTGAATCTATGCGGGATAACTGGCATACATCCATGGGTGACTACAATCATAAGGACTTAGAAAAAGACCTTACAACCAATAAACTTATATATGGTGATGCAATTAGTCACTGGAGATCTTTAGCTGATAACCAACCTACTATTGTCTTTTGTCATTCGGTGAATCATTGCCGTCAAGCTGCTAGTGAATTTGAAGAAAACGGTATTCCATCAGAAGCTATTGATGGCACCATGGATGATGATGAACGTAAAACTATATTAAGGAGACTTAAAGATGGAATCATTAAATGCGTCATGTCCTGCGATCTCATTTCCGAAGGATTTGACCTTCCGTCAGTTGGTTGCGCTGTGCTCTTGCGGCCAACGCAAAGCTTATCAATATATTTACAGCAAGTTGGTAGAGTTATGCGGCCACTTACAGGCAAGAGTAAGTGCACCATCATTGATCACGTCAACAATACGGCGTTGCATGGATTGCCATGGCTTAATAGGTATTGGTCCTTAGATAGCTACGGGGCACCATCCTTAACAACTTCTAATGGTGTTTCATTAAAATTGTGTGGACGTTGTGGTAATTATGTGCAATCATCATATCGAACATGCCCTGAATGTAAATATGAATTCATTCAAACGGCGAAGGAACGGAAAGCTACATTAGTAGTTCCGACGAAATTAGTTAAGATAACGCCAGGAATGGCTCTAGCCAGGGAGAAATATAAGATGTTACGCACTAAGGAAGATTTCGTACAACATGCAACAGAAAAAGGTTATTCCGATCCACAAGGCTGGGCTGATAAGGCTTTCGCTCAAAAGGAAGCTGATGACCGGGTATTTTTCAATGGTAACGAAGCCGAATTGGTGGCATTGTACAGTAAACGCAAAAATCCAGACCCTGCTAAGAAAGCTAAAGAAACCTTAGCTAAGCGCACTGAATTACGCAGCGGTGAAGCAGCTACTAGTCAACATAATGTTTTCGCTAGTGGTACTTTTGAAGAAATTCTTCAATATGCGACTGAAAAGAAAAAGAATAATCCAGAACAATATGCCAAGGCAGTATTGCGTAAACGCTTAAGCGCTGTATTTACTTCTGGCACCAGGGACCAGGTAATTGAAGCGGCTAAGATGCTTAGGGTAGAACGTCCAGAACCGTATGCTGATAAGGTAATTGCCGAACGGGGCAATCCGCAATCTACTGGTGTACCTTCAACTAATAGGGTTGTATCTGCGCAAGGTCAACCGGATCGCAGTTTCGAAAATATGCTGAAGTTTGGTCAATCTAAAGGCATTGCTGATCCTGAAAAGTTTGCACAAAATGTTGTGCTAAAAGATCACAAAGCAGTATTAGATTCCGGTACTAAAGAACAGATTTTAGCAGTGCTAGTTAAGGCACATGTAGCTAATCCCGAAGGCTTCGCTAATTCAGTATTAGCCAGACGTACCGTAGCAGTATAATGTGGATTTTTTCAGTCATTTGGGGTCTTTTAGCTGCCCTTTTAGATAGATTAAGAGGCATAGATTCAGAAACGGGTAACAAACTATGAAACGCATCACAACGGCCGAATTAAATCATATTAGACAGCAGCCATTTTGCGTTGGCAATTTAAATAGCTTTGGCACTAAATGTGCTTTAAATAAGATTTTGATAGATGTTTTAGGATTAAATCTCATCGGAGATGCAACAACTATTTCTCATGTTTTTACCCGACAGGATGCTATTCAAATTGCTCATACGAACGATGATGCGATAAGGTATGTATCTGCATGGAGATGGCGTTGGTGTCATGAAAAAGCTTTTGATTTAGGAATTGCTATTTTAATTCGCAAAGGTGCTATAGAAGTTATTGATTCAGAAGAATCGCTTCCATTGCCACCGATCATTGATGAGCCAATGCCAGATAAGCAGTCTATGGATGAATTAGTTCCAGTGTAAGAATTAATTAGACATAACCAAAGCGATTAGGTATCATTAAGCTAGTCAGGGAGGTTATTATGAGCAATTTTACTTTAGATAATGCACCAATAGCCGTTGCCAGGAAATATGTTTATCCAAACATTTCCGATTCATCAATGCAGATCATAGAAGCATTATGCACTTGTAATGGTTTAGATATAATTAAAAAGCCATATACGGTAATTAAAGATAAGGGACAAGATAAGATTCTATTATCAGCCGCCGGTTACTTAATGATGGCTCATAATACGAAGGAATTAGATGGTATTGACGATATTCTATTTGGTCCAGATATCGTTCTGAAAGCTGATGGGCAAGAATTTAATGTGCCATCTACTGCTAGGGCAACTGTTTATCGCAAACAACAGCCGTATTGCTACGTTATTTACGCTTCCGAATATTGCAATTCTTATGCGCATCTAAGATATCCACATATGTTCATGTCTAAATGGGCTACATCCATGGCTATACGCTTAGCGTTTACAGATGTTGTTGGCGCTATGGTTAGCGCTGAAGAATTAGATGCGAAGATGGATTTCAACCATAGGTCAGTTAAAGTCGACGATTTCAATCACCGGAAAGTTGATATTCGCACCGAAGCTGCAATTCTTGGTTTTGGAGTACAGATCACCGAATTTTTAGAGCAAGATCCTATTATTGCAGAAGCCTTAAAAGAAGCTACTGTATCCGGTATTAACAATGTACTAACGGACGTACTAACAGAAGCGGATAAAAAACATCAGGAACATAAAGTATTAGCTGAATTCTTAAATGGTCCATTAAAGGTGGTAGGCGATGTCTACTAAGCTTTTAAAGATTGATCATTTTAAACAAACCTGCTGTGCCTGTCCGTCACAATGGGAAGCTTGGACTATTGATGAAGTGTTTGTCTATATACGTTATAGACATGGCACTTTTCGGATAGATAAAAAGAAAATAGGTAATACTATTTTTGAAGAATCATATACTAATGTTCATTCATCTGATGGCTATATGCCTACAGTGGATATGCAACAAGCATCCAGTCATATTTTAGATTGGAGTCATGCTGTTGAATGGGTACGTAGCCCAAGCGGTGCAGTATGAACAATCCTGAATTATTAGCTTTAGTGCAAACTGAAATGTTGCGGCAACAGCAACTATGGGGCATCCAAGACCACCCACAAGCCATGTGGATGACTATTCTAATGGAAGAAGTAGGAGAAGCAGCACATGCCGCCTTAGAAGATGATGTTGATAACTATGAAGAAGAATTAGTACAAGTGGCAGCAGTGGCCATGAGTGCATTAAAGAATTTCAAACATCAACAATTAGTCAAACAAGAAATGGATAATGTTATTGCAGCATTAGAAGATGTGCCGATAGGAGGATGAAATGAAAAAACATAGAACTTACAAAGAAGATTATTTATATGAACTAAATCGCCGCCTCACTGAAATTGATAACGCATTACAAAGTGAATATGATTACATTAACTTAGTCATAACAAATGCCGCGCCCAGAATCAGTGAATCTAAGAGACTAAAAGAACATTTAGAAGATAAAATCCAACAGGTAGAGAATGCCCAATGAAACCACAGATCAAAAGGAATTAAATAGACTTAAGAAGGCTAAAGCAAAAGCTGAATTTATGTCTAATGATTCTTTGTTGGTGGCAGGTTTCAATAATGCAACTGGGGAATATGGAATCCTGTATCAGGTCAATGACCAAGCTATATTTGATGCAGTAGTGAAAGTGTTGTTTGGGTCGCTAGACCAAACGGGAGATAAGCTATGAACGAAATAAAATATGCTACTAATGATCAATGGACTAAATCATTCTTGCAATGGTTAAAGACACCCGCTAAAACGGAACAAGAGCGAAACAAGTGGGCGACAGCACTGATCGTTAATAAATTTATGGCCACGACAGTCAAGGTAATTAGTTGGCAGTATGCTTATAAATTCGAAAAGCTGGTCAATCCGAAATATTTTCCACTGACTTTAAAATAGCTATCTACCGAAGAAGCTGCCATAGCTAAATCCACTGAATCGATTCTGTCTAGATTTTAGTGGCTTCATTAGCACCGTTACAGCACCAGTTAGTGCATCAACTAAGTCATCAAAAGAAGCAAATGGAAATGTCAACATTTCATGTTCTAAGTCGCCATTCATAGGAGCTTTAAATAAAACTTTACCTGCTTCATACATTGGCAGAGTCGCATTTACCCTGGAGACTTTATCTTTTTCCGCTTTACATGCAATGACTGGGATATCCAATTCTTTCTTTAGCATTTGTATTAGCGAAATACCGCTGGCTTTATCTTCCACATAAAGACTATTGATATCATGTAATTCAATGATGTCTTTAGTCCAAGCGATTAATTTCGGAAATTCTAATCTCTTATGGATACTATCCAGGATACATATATAGCCGTCCTTAGTACGGCAAGCCATAACCGCTGCGCTATAATCGTTAGTTTGTTTTTCACCGTAGGCCGTATCCAGGAAGATGATTTTCGGCTCAACAAGCCGATTTTCCAAGTCTTCACTTCTTACTAATACTATATGATTTTTCTGGAATAGATTACCGCTATCTGGTGCAGGTTTTTGTTGATACAAAGCATTAAAATTACGACTGCCGATTTCATGTTTAATTTCTTCTAGTGCTTCTACGTCATACCATTCAGGGCATAATGCTTCACCCGGCCTGCGCCAATCTTCGCCCACTTCTTCGGCAATAGCTGGGTAATTCACAATTGTCCAGTTCATTACTTTTGTATGTTCTCTAGGGTCTAAAATCCAGCCGGATAAATCGTCATATCTGAAGCGGGTGTTTATAATTACCATTGCACCTTTAGGCATAAGTCTAGTTAAGGCAGTTTCACTATACCAACTGCGCAATGTTCGTTTGTTCTTTAAAGAATCTGCATCTTCAGCGTTTCCGATAGGATCATCAATTAAAAATAAGTGCGCCCCTGTGCCATTAATTCTTTCACCCACCGTAGCAAATCTGACTTGTCCACCTTTAGTAGTGTGGAATTTAGTTTTTGATTGCGTATCATCTTTCAGTTTTACATCAGGGAATATCATCTGATAGATTTCGCTGTTCATAATATCCCGTACTTGTCCGCCAAGACTGGTGGCCAAATCGCTATTAGCCGACGCAAAGATAATATATTTTTTGGGATATTTTCCCATAAACCACGCAGCGAATAAAACAGATGTTGTAATCGTTTTTCCATGACGTGGTGGCATATTGATCATCATGCGCCGACAAACACCACTTTCAACTGTTTGCAATTGTTTAGCTAATGCCCGTATATGTCTATGCGATTGATAATCCTGATAACAAGCATGACCAAATTCAATTAGACTATTTTGACAATCTTGTCGCCATTTAAGTAATTCCTGTTCACTTAGCATCTTTTCTGTCCTGATAATTTTCTATAGCAGTGATTACTTCAGGATTAACAGTGATGAGATTGCTTTGTGCTGGCGTTTCATTAGCCCTGGTTACTACCTGATGTAGCCCCTGATAGTATCTAAGTAATTCTTTAGCAGCTAATAATTGTTGCTTCCCCGGCGCTCTAGCATTGGTCGACATAATGTCAACCATTTCTTTGACTACGGTTAAGACGCCCCGATCATATGCCTGTCTAAGTTCAGTATCAGACATCCACTGACTGATGAATTGGTTGTAATCTAAACCTAATTCAACTACTACCTGCGGAACAGTTAGTCCATTACCGGCGGCTTCTTCAATCTTATCCAGTAAATCTTGGCGTTCTGGATTCATAACTATTTTTCATCCACTATGCGCCGTTCCGGTTTTTTATATGGCAACCAGGTAATAGTTAATACTGCTGATACATTAGATTCACCACTACTGATGACGGTCAGTCCATGATGACATCCGCCATCTAGCATCCACATACCCATGACGCTAGGGTTAGCATGAAAAAGCAAACGTCCATTGCTAGTGGCGTAACGTGGGTCATCCATGCGTATATTTGCGTCTGGGAAATGGCCGTTTTCATCTGGGATGCCGTCATAAACGTTGACTGAACCTGTGCCTACATGAGTGTTTGCTAATGCCCGCCAAATCGTAGGACCCTTTTCTAATACAAAGACGCCTTGCTGAGTGGTGCAAAAAATCTTATTGCCGATAGGCGGTTGTGGCAACTTTATATAGTGTACGGGAATTTCCCGGAAACGTGTCTGCATTATTGATTACTCATGTCTTGCTACGGCGTCATGTAATTCCTGATCGTATTTCACAATAATACTGACTGGAATATCTTTATCGCCATGCGTATAACCTAATAGATTAACCTGTACTGGATACAATCCTAATTTTTCTAGCGGTGTCCAATCAACTTCCCTGCATACCTTATATGCAACATCGGACAAATCAATGGAACGGACGAAATTAATTTCTGTCATAGTTGCCACCATTAAAACGGAATATCTTTGACTCTTACAGATGTTGGCGTATTGCCTTTCGGATATTGTTCAGTAACATCTATGTTACTTTCACCTTCACCGATAGTATCGTCTGGCTTAGGCGCCTCTGGTTCATCTATCCTGCCGACTGGATCTGTTTCGGTAATTACTGGAACATCTTCACTGACCATATAGAAGTCCATCTGTGTCTTAAGGTATAAACTAGCCTCTTCTATTGTCAGCAATCCTTCATGCGGTGCTACCGGAGCAGCGGCACCATTAACGCCGCCTTCTGGATTCTTTTGTCCTAATCCGGTAGCTAACGCCAATGCTTGTACTAAGTATAGGAATTCTTGTGGGTCTGGTGTATAGGCGGCTGGGTATTGTAATGACAAACCATCAATATCTGTATCGCTATAATCCATCAATAGCGGGTGTCCCATCATCTTAGCTGCTTTGCATAATTTCTTCAGCAATGGCAAGAAGCCGTATTCACAATATTGAACCCGTAGCTCTTGTATCAAGTCCAGGAATTCCTGGTCAATTAATTCCATAGCCTTGCCAGACATACTGCCGCTTATAGATTCCAAATCTTTGCGGGCCATGGAAGTTTGTTCTAGCGATGCATGTTTCAATTTTGCGCAGAAGTCAATACCAGTTGTCAATCCTTGTGCATTGGTATCTAATAGCTTGGCGTCATGCCCTGACATAGTGCCGCCAACTGCATCTTTTTCATCGGCAGGTAATTGCAATATATAAGCGGGATCTTTATTGACTGGGCGTTGCGGTCCGTCATCTAATTCATTAGTGTCTTGAACTAAGCCACCCTTAACAACCAATGTAGGTGACGCATGATAAAATAATCCATTACCTAATTGACTATACATATAGTCATATTCAATAAAGTTGTTTAATGCTGATGCAAATGTACAATCTCCATCAGGGTGTTCACCACCTGGCAGATTTTGAATCCACACCGCAGGCAGAAATCCCAACGGATTAGCAACTTTAACAGCCTCTTTCATGTATCGTTGATCGTCCCCGTTAACCGGGTCCCACATCGATTCAGGGATTGCATGATAAACGCAATCTTCATTTTTGTTTAAATCCCTAACGAACCAATACTTTTCATTGTTTTGAAGTAGTCTACCTTCGCAATCCGTAGTGAATCCTTGGTCCTTAAAGGATCTACCGCCCGTTGGGTAATGTATACGTAATGACGTTAGTTCCTGGAAGGCATCGAATTTCGGTGTTACATTACGGGCCTTCGTAACTTCAATCAGGGTTTGTACCCGTCCATCCAGCTTACGCAATTGGAACAAAACTAAAATGGAACCAACCGATCCCCGTTTAACTACTTCCAGCATTCGGCTAGTTAAATGCAGTTCTTCTATATAAGCTTGTACGGCTAATTTAAATTTTTCATTTTGATGTCGTAGTCTAGGCGCATGTCTGCCGCCAAATAGTTTTCTGGCGGATAAATTCGCCATCAACTTCGGCAGGTTATGCTGTACCGCAGGCCTGCGGTCGAACATTTTGATATCTTTGCCATTCCCGCCCGTATGTTGACTATACGGTGTAGGAATTTTGTCGTAGAAAGTTCCATCTAACCAGGCATCATGAACCTGTAGCTTCATAAAGCGGGGGCAGTCTTTCACCCACTGCGGGAAGTTATAATACTTTTCTAAAATATTTTGGAGCATTTAATCTTAGGTGGACATAACGGAAGATTTACATTAATTATAATTTGTTCAGGCTAGTACAGGCTGTGTTTTAATTAATGTTCCTTAAACTTAGTCACTATACAATAATAGGATGAATCCAATCATCCAGAAGCCAAGTCCCAATTACTCCTTGCGGGGAGCTTTTAAGCCTGAATTCATCATTATTCATGCCGCTTTAGGAACCCTAGAAGGCACAATAGCTACTTTTCAGCGGGCGTCTTCCCAAGTGTCAGCACATTATATGGTAGACAGGGACGGTTCTATAGTTCAGTTTGTACAGGAAAAATATGCCGCTTGGCACGCCATGGGTATCAATCCCCGGTCTATAGGGGTAGAACATACCGATATGTTTAAAGATTCCACAGGCAGGCTTATAGGGGGCTGTATGGGCACAGTTCCATGGCTTACTAACCCCCAACTTAGTCAGTCTATTGAATTAGTTGGCAGTATTGCGGTTAAGTATCAAATTCCGTTGAACCATATTTTAGGGCATAGTGATCCATGGCTTAGGCAATTCGGGAATAACCATCAGGACCCTGGCCCGCTATTTCCGATGAATGCTTATTTAGCTGCAATTGGTCAATATATAACGGCTCATCCAATCGTAGTTGTTCAACCACCTGCATTAGTAATTCCTGCGTTAGAACTTGCACCGGTAACACCGGCAGTGGAGGAACATCAGATGCATAAAAAAGGTGGGCGTCCCCGTAAAGTAGTTCGTTCTTAGCTTCCGGTTCCATTTTTTTTACTATTGACCATAATAACAGTCATTACTCCTAATAATGTACCGGTTACTGCACTTATGACTGCGGTATCCAAAGTGTAGGTAACATGCTTCATAGCAGCTATAAAAGGTAAAAAGATTGCCGCTAATACACCGATAGATAAACAGGTGACAGCGATGATAAGAGCTACAGGAGGCATTTTACCCCCGCATACATAGGGTGAAATGTCCTAAGATGATTCCGACTGCGAATCCTGTAACGGCAAAAATACAATTCAATACTGTTTCGAACATTTTAGGCCTTTGGAGTAGTAGATGGCAATTGCGCCTTTAGATCGGTTAAGAGCTTACCTAAAGCAGTTGCTGCCACACTAACATCAGCAACCAAAGCTTTCCCGTCAGTTCCAAGAGCTTCTACGTCGGCTTCTAACTGTGCTAGATCTACGCCCTGAAAAGCAGCCAAGATGGACTTAACGGCTTCCAGTTCTGTCAATAAATTACCCATAATTACCTCACCTGTTATTTGATTGTACTATATCTTATGATGCGTTTGAGTCGACCAAATCCCCGACTGCTATAGGTTCTGCTATTTGATGGTTATTTGATAACTCATTGCAGATTTGTACGAATTCTTTATTGCTATGCGCTTGGGTTGCAGCTAAAAACGATATCCATTCTCTACCGCTAATTTTGAAATAATGTTGCTCTTGTTTGGCATTAGCAATTTTAGAATATAATTTCATTCCAGGAAATGTTAATTGCGCCAATGGCAATGTTGGAGTAGCTGTAATTTCAAAGACTAATCCATTCTGTCCATTTCCTGTTGTTCCATATCCAGTACCTGCAAAACCTTTTTGCACTTGAACATCATTACTAGGGTCTAAATCAGTAATTATTGGTGCGACTAATACAACTTGCCCACCGCCGCCACCACCACCGGCATACAATCCCCCGGGGATATTACCATCTCCACCGCTACCACCAATAGCTATAACGCTACCTTCTTGTACTTCAATAGACGTTTGTGAATATATACCAATCGTTCCACCTGCCCCCCCACCGGTAGCTGATGGTATTCCGTATTCCGATTCACTATCAGATGCGTCTAATCCATTCTGACCTTGCGCACTAATGGAACCTGATGCAGCTTCACCGCCAACATTAACATCTCCAATAGCATCTATTATTAAAACTCCACCACCGCAACCAATTAAACCAGTAAGCGTTTGATCAGGAGCAACATTACCACCGGGTCCTCCGCCAAAAAATTGATTATAGGATAGTGGTGATCCACCTTGAGCAGCATTATAACCATGCCCTGAAGTCCCACCAAATCCACCATTACCACCTCCACCACCACCTAATATATAAGTATTGGTGCCATCGAAATATTGAAAGCCTGGATTACCAGCTCCTGGTCCACTGTAATTTTGCGCTACATTAATTTGTCCATTAATAGCAACAGCTCCAGTCGCATGTATTCCTTGTCCACTGACTACATTTAAAGTTCCAACTTCTTCTACCGTTAATGTGGTCCAGTTCTGTTGTTGCCCCGGTGTATTAGTTGTAACACCTGTGACATCTAAAGCCCCTTGGGCACCGCTACCACCGAATTGTAATCCACCCCCGCCGCCACCGGTAGCTGCCACAGTTAATGTATTAGGAGTTCCCGAAGCGGGCGTTAATGTAATATTTTCGCCAGCTAACAATTGATATGAACTAGGAATAGAAGTTGATTCATCGCTTTCGGTTAAATATGTTGCCCCAACGGCAGCTCCACCATTTAAGACTAAGTTACCACTATTGTTATCAATAGAAATATTAGGACCATTTTCGGCGTGTGGCTGAAATTGATGTACAGGAGCATTACATAAATGCAATGCAGTTGCTAAGCTTAACAATACTTTAGGTATCAGATGCATATATATTCCTTGCTTACGGTGCGTAATGAGCTGTGATCTGCCAATTCAAACCATCGGACATAAACCGATAAGTTTCATAATGCACTGTACTAGTTAATGTGCCAGAAGTCAAGCCTGCAATAGTTTGACCACCGGCTGTTAAGAAAGTTATAGTCGTTGAAACTGCATTATTAATTACTTCTATCTCTGTCCCCTGTGCCCCAATCGCAGATGGCAATGTACAGCCGCATGTAGCTGTTACAGAATAAGCAGTTAGGATAGTGGCATCAAAATTAGCATTTTCAGTGGCGAATATAAATCCGCCTAATGAAACAGTGCCAGTGTTATTAACAATAGAAATATTGCCACTTTGTGCCTGTGCAGGCGTTATTAATAGCAAGAAAGCTACTAAGGCTATTAGAAGGGAACGCAAGTCAACCTCTCAAATTAGTTATTTATTCTGCAACCATGTAATTGAATATATAGGTTGTAGTTCCTAATGCGGTTGTGCCTGATGTAATCGTAATTTCCGTAGTTGAAACTGTTACAACCGGGATAGCGTCGACTGCCAAATGAGCAGCAGCAGCATTACCTGGAGTCATTAAAACATGTGGCGTTGCACCATAAGGATTAGCAAATGTAATGGTTGCTACTACAGCACTTGTACCAGGGGACCCGGCGGTTGTGATTGATACAGTACCGGCTAAATCCGTACCGGCGAATGCAGCTACTGAACTACCAGAACCAGCACCTGCCGTATTTAAAGCAACAGTAGGAGTGCCGCTATTACCGACTAAATGAACAACTACACCTGCCGAAGAATCTGGCGCAGGGGCTTGGGCAAATGCTAAAGATCCCGTAAACAGCAATGCTGTTAAAAGACTTACTATTTTAAGGGTAATTTTCATAATTATTTGTTTGACTCCAGTCCTGTCAAGATTCCTAACCTAATATTACCAGAAACTATAGCGATTACAACCCCTATCCTTAGAAAAGCTTCATATTAGCTAGTCGGGCCAGTAGCTTTAGTCATTTCCCAGTTGGCGCCATCCGATATAAATCTATACATTTCCCACTGGGTACTGGATGTAAATGTAGCCGCACTGCCATTAATAGTTTGCGCTGAAGTTACTGCGTAAGTAACGGTCCCGCTACCGGTATTCCAGACTATGATTTCTTGCCCGCCACAAGCTGTTGCATCTGGCAATGTAGCAGTTAAACTACCCGTACAGAAATATGAATTTCCCCCGGCGGCATTAAAATCGCTACTTTCACTATTAGGCGGTAAACCTATATTACTAATCGTTATACTATGAGCTGCGTTATTGATCCCAATACCAGTACCAGGCGTAATAGTTTCAGGTGTATATATAGTTCCATCACCAATCGGTATTTGCCCATTAGATGGTACGGTTGCATTTCCGGTCCCGCCATTGGCAGGAGCCACTTGTCCGAATAGTCCTATTGATAATGTATTTGCTCCACCTGTAACGGTAATATTTGTACCATTACTAATTGTCGCTGGTGCATATAAACCACTACTTGTACTACCGACTAATACTTGCCCATCCGTAGGAGCTGTTCCGTTCCCAGTGCCACCACCGGCTGGTGATAAAGTTTGTGCCAACCAATAGGTGCCATCAAATTGAATCGTATTACCAGTTGACGCAGTGGATGTGTCTAAGCTTAGAAGAGGCAAAAAAGCGGGTGTCCATATACTGCCATTAAATATTAAAGCGTTATAGTTAGCAGCCGATCCGGGTGACAACCCAGCGATAGGGAATGTATCGTATTTTACCCCTAATGGATTTGTTGGATCAGTTTGGAAAACTTTATTAGCACTGTTTGGCGGCGTAATCATGTAACTACGCAACGCATTTGGCACCGCAAAAAACGGAACCACTGTGGTGATATTACCGCCTGATGCAACAACCCTGTATGCCAATACAGCATTACTAACACTAGGTGCGCTTGCACCAGTCATGACATTGTAATGCGCAATTATTCCAGTATTTGTTACGAAATCATAGGTCCAACTATTGTCTGTATAGGTATAGGAACTTGTAGCTATGCTAAAGTATTGACCATTAACATATGCTTGCCCGGCTGGTAAGGTTAAGGTTAGTCCCGAAGCGGGGCTAGGTAATATTGCGGATGTCGCAAAATCCTGTAAAGCCATACTTGTCACTAACTGGAATGGCAATTGGGCAATACTTAAATTGTTACTAGCGAACAAATTCCAAATAGCAGCGCTAGCCGTATTGTCAGCGCAGAACCAGGTATTACCATTAGATGTATTCAGCCAAACAGAACCTACCTGATATCCTTCAGTGCTATCGTTACTAGCCCCTGGATCGGTAGTGGCTACCAAATTAACCTGTAATGGGTCAATTTGCACAAAGGCTACACCATTAAAACTATATAAATGTCCATCTGTTTGATTAAAATACCATGTGCTATTAGTAATAGGCGACGTTAACGTTGAAGCATTAGGACGAACGAAGACACCGGCCTGGGCATTAGCGGTTGGTGTGTACAAAACTGTACACAATATTGTAGTCAAAATTGCTAACAGCTTCTTCATCTACTTAGCCTTTGGATGTACAACTAAGTCCGAATAAAGTTTAATTAAATCTTTAATTGATTTAAGATCTTCTATGGCGCATAATTTTTCATTGTATGCTGTCATCCTAAGCTGGCGTTCTGCCGCTAGTCTATTTAATAGATCGTTCATTTGATGTCTATCTAAATGCCTTATTAAGCCTGTATCATCAGACAGTGTAATGACTAAACTAACATCTGTGCAATTATAAATAGCCATGAGTTCTGTTAATGAAGATACTTTAAAACCATCAATCAGACGATCATTCATATGTTTCATTTTTTCTATATTACGACAAGCTTCTTTGGCTTCATCCAAAGATTGAAATGCTTCAGCAGGTATAACTTGTCCTTTATGGATTTCATCGCCTATTTTAGCGGGTGTCTCCGAAACGTCTAAAAAATTTTGACCTTTGGGCATTTCTTTATGTAAAGAAATGTTAACGATCTTTCCGTCTTTGATATGTGCTATATGCTTCATATAATTAAGCACCTATGAATTCTTCAATTAGAACAAGACCATTTGCACCATTAGCTCCAGCGCCGCCTGTGTAATATCCACCCCCGCCACCACCGCCATAGGCATTACCGGCTGTACCGTTGTGACTTAAACCAGTGCCACCAATACCGCCACCGCCGTAAGCATTACCACCACCAGATCCAGCATTATCATTACCGCTGATGCCCCCCGCATTACCACCAGCAACTATACCCTGTATGCCTGAACCGGTAAAGGTTCCTAAACCACCAGCACCACCTTGACCATATGCTGTTGCTTGTACTCCACCACCACCACCATATGCAACTGCGTAAGTGCCAAAACTGGTATTACCACCGGAACCACCGTTAGTACCTGTGGAAGAATTATTCGGTGCACCAGCACCGCCGGTTCCACCAGTTCCAATTGTGACTGTAACGGGTGACGTTATATTACCAATAGCTGTTTCAATTGGTACGACACCACCGCCGCCGCCACCACCACCGCCTCCGGAATTAGATGAACCAGACAGGATAGAATATGCACCACCACCCCCGCCGCCACCACCACCGACTACTGTGGCCCTGATATATCTTGTATTAGTTGTAGGTGTGTAACTACCGGATGAAGCGAAAACTTGTAAATTGATTGATTGAAATGGATGTCCAGTTGGTGCAGTAGCCCCGGCTTCTGTCCAATGCGCTCCAGAAGAATCACCAGTTGTATCGCAAACCCATAATGTCATGCCGACATTATCCCAGTACATATCTGATGCACCATTAACGTCATTGTTACCGGCTTGCGTTCCATTAGGATCGCCACTGCCAGATATAAATGCCGAAACAGCACCTCTAGTATTAGAAGCAACCATATTTATAACAGGTAATTCACCTTGTACTTCCTGCGGACTATCTCCATCTAAACTTAGTTGGATTTGTGGAGCTTGTCCTAAGAAACCTTGATGATGTGCATTTAAAAGTCCAGCTAATACAGGTGTTTGTTCGGCACCTTCTACATTGTTTGGATTTAAGATTTCACCGGATGTAATAACTGTTTGACCATAAGTCAAATCAACCAGGAATAAACCAACATTATTAGCGCTTGGCGAAGGAGGTGTTTCATCACCAGTGGTTGCTGGATTGCCGTATGTTACTGATATAGTGCATACACCTTGACGTACTGTATTTTGTGGAGTGCCTGAATTGTTTGGTCCATTAAAAGGTTGTGTTGGGTTGTTGACGTTAATGTACGGTAGAACGCCGCCGTTAGGATCGCCCGGTCTAATAGCGTCTATTTGGGTAAAAGTTGCCTGAATTAAGGCATACATACTTTGCCCAGCGCTTAATCCGGCTGTGCTTAATGTGACACCCGTTGCAGTTGAAATGCCTAATTGCATTACTGTCTGGGTATTTGCTGGCAAGGAACCGTAAGCAGTAGTGTCTACAGGCACTAATTGCATAATAAAGCCGGTTGTTAAGTTTAAATCCAGACTTGTCGGTGATGTGGGCGAAGCAATAAGATTACTAACTACGGTCTGGGTTTGCCCTAAGAGCATCTGCCCGTAATTGGCAGCGCCAATCAAAGTGTCTTCATTACCAGTTAGGTAGTCATAGGATCTAATCTGCTGAAGGCTATAAACAATGGAGCGGTTAATGGCTGTATCCTCCGGTCTGGATTACCTAATTTTACCTTAAGACTGTATATCAAAATTTAAAAACATAATTTCACCAGAACTATCCCCTGGCGCTGGCATACTGAAGCTGAATGTTACAATCCCTAATTCAGGGTTAGGCAAGACTCCAACAGCGGCATTCCAGTTGCAAACGGCGAACGGTACATGGAAGCCATCTGTTGTTAATACAATGTCAATACTTAGCGCATCTGCCGGAATGCTTTGTGTCCCTACGTTGGGGTTAATCGGAGATGTTAAATAATTAATCAATGTTAAATCGGTGGGCGGATAAGCAAAGTTGAAGGTTATGCCGGTATCTGAACGCCCACTGTAGTAAACAGGCGTTAGCCACTGCGGCTGGGGGATTATCATGTTTAAGTCAAAGTTTCCACTAACTGTGGTGGATATAGCGCCTGCATCAACATTAGCAGTACTGCTGGCAGGATTTCCGCCTTCTAAAGCTAAGTAATTCAGCCAGGTGTTATCTGATGTAGGCGCCTGTAAAGACAAGATAAAACCAGTTGCAGTGGCTGCGCTAACATATACCGGATTCGGAATAGACATCTGGGCATATAAAACGTACAGCCCGGCAATAGTTGGTAAATTAATAGGTATATTGACTAAGGCGTTAGCAACCACAAAAGATGCGCCTACAGTTTGTGGGAGCACTAAACCGCTAACAAACTTTACCCAGGCAGTAGTGCCTTGAGCGATGATATTTGCAATTAGTAGCTCAACTACTTGCTCTTGTAGTAAAAATTGGTTGTTAGTAGGCCACAGGACACCTGTTATATAATCCCAGGCTGCGCCAACATCAAAGCCCCAAATAGGACACGTTGCTGCAACTGCTGGTGGCAATTGTATTTGCAAAGCTCCCTGATAACGCATAGCAGGATCGCCCCACAGCCCAGGAACGGCTTGGCTGTCATAATCCCAATACGAACCTATATACGGGCTATCCGTCCCCCAGTAGCTGGTGTCTGACGGATTCCAGGGTTCAATCGGTCTGACGATACCGCCGGTAAAGAATTTAACTAAAGAAACGATAGCCTGGCGGGTGACTTGCGGTTGCAATAATAGCGATTGAATTCTGCTGCGGTAATGATCGTCAGGTTCACTAGGCAATCTTGGTAATTCATTACCGAAAAAATCTTCACTAAAAATATCTAATTGACTACCTACAGATGTTGCTAATCTAGATGTTTGCCAACCGTATAATGTTTGTACTGAAATGTAAGCTAATTGTTCAGCAAAAGCAGTCATTAGGGCATATTCAATACCGCCAGGAGCTTTAGCGGCATCTGATGTCCAGGACTGTGGGAATTCGTCTATTAGACGTTCTGCAAAAACGCTAGTAGACAATTCATTAACCACCCAGGGTTGCTGTTGTGGAACGGTAGGTATAACTGGTGCAGCTGATTGTGGTTGCACAAATTGTGTCATTAATAAAACTTGTGCATCTACTGGAGCTGCATTAGAAAATACAGCAGTAACAGTATTACTACTAACTTGTGCCGATAAGCCAACTGCCGTTTCCCAGTTGCATAAAATAAACGGAACATTTGATGCACCATTTAATAATGTAAATGAATCAGTTGTTTGTCCTTCTGTAACTGGTATCGCAAATGAGACTGCCGACTGGAATGGTAAGTAGATGTAATTTAAATATGAATCTTCTGTTGGTGCAGTAGAAAAATTGATTTGCGTAGTACCATTTTCTAGTACTACATACCAGGATTCAGTATCCCAAGTTGGGGTAACAAATAAAGCGGCTTCTTCCGTATCAACTGGAACGATTACGGATGTATCCATTGCATCTACTACTACCTGTCCACTATTAGGCAGATGTTGATCGATAGCTAAAAAATTGCAATACCAATTCGTTTCAGCAGGTTCATCCAGTCCCACTAAAAAAGAAGTAGATTCAATACTTTCTTGCCAGCAATTGATAGCTTTATTTAATTGACAGAAGAAGCGGTAATCTTCCGGTGGAGACAATACAGGAATATTAATTTCTGTATTGCCAGAAGTCACTAATACTGAACCGCCGGTTGTTAAGCCAAGCACTGTGGGCATATATCACCTAGCCGTCATACAAACCGATTGAAACTGTTAAATCATTAGCCTGTACTATATGGAATTGATCCACATCAAAGTTTTCTTGCACACCATTAATAGTGATGGAAGTGAAATCAACACTGGTAATATCTTCACTGGAATTAATCACTGCATTCATTAAATCGCTTAAATATAATTTAGTGCCACTGGGCAAACTATTAACATATCCAATTGCTGCTGTCTGTGCTACCGGTCCTACAGTATCAAAACTAGCCCCTGACAAAATACTGATATTCATTGCGATTGGCGGCGTTAGAATTTCAGCAGCCATTACGAAAAATTCAATCGTAAATGCCCTAATAGAATTAATCGCTTCTTGTAACGTTGCTAATTCACCGGACGATACCGTTTGTCCTGGATTATTAACTACAACCGTAAAACAACCAAACGTTGCAACATTGGATGGTGTCACATTGCTAAGAATTGCATATGTAAAAGTTTCATAGACAGTCTCACAAGTTTCTACAATAGCATCATAAGTACCTTTGCTTAGGCTATTGATATATAGAATAAATCTTGCCCGGTAAGCTGAATCTGATTCACTATCAGTACCGTTTGAAATTGGTCCGTTATTAGTTACGGAAGTGATATTAGCAGATGAACTAGCAAATTGAATTAATTGCCCTGGTTGAACATTACTAGCTGAACCAGGCACTAATGCTTGTGCGGTAGCAGAAATAGCTGATTGACCTGCTGGCAATACATATGCCTGAAGTCCTGCATTATACGCAGCCTGATTAGTATCAGGGACTAATTGATATTGAATAGCTCCGCCGACTGTTTGAATGATTGTGTCGATAGGTATAACTAATTGATTAATAGCTGGTGAACCAACGGCTAAGGTGACATCACCGCTAGCGTAAGCAGAACCTGTTCTTGGAAAA